ACTCAAAATCCGTTGGTGGCAACACCGTGGGGGTTCAAGTCCCTTCTACGGCACCAAATTTCAACAAAAAAGAGACTTTTAAAAAGGTCTCTTTTTATTTTATAAAAAATCAAAAAAATCCGTAAGAAGTTAAGATATTTTTATCCCAATAAAATTTTAGAAATAACATCAGCAGCTTGCATTTGGTCCTCTTTAAACAAGTGAGTATATATATCCATCGTAGTTGATATATTGCTATGGCCAAGACGTTCCTGAATAACTTTAGGAGTTATTCCATTCTGATAAAGAATAGTAGCATGTATATGTCTCAAATCATGAAACCTAACTTTCTTCAATTTTCTTGAATCTCTAAACCATGTATATGTTCTTGAAAAGCTTCCGGGTCTATACTGACCGCCTTGAAGATTACGAACAATATTATCATCAAGTGAACAATTTTCTGATTCATATATATTTTTAATAAAATCTATAATTTCATCTGATAACATAATATATCTTTCACTTGATTCAGTTTTAGTTGTATCAACTTCAACTATACCACGTGCATATACAAGATTTTTATCAATAAAAATTGACTTACTATCATAATCAATATCTTTAAATTTTAAAGCAAGCATTTCACCACGTCTAAGACCTAATAAAACAGCTAAATAAACAGCATTGTAAACAAGCGAAGGCTTAAAAGCTTCTAAAAATTGTTTTAATTCATCACCAACAATTATATTATATTTATACTTCTTAATTCTCGGCAGCTCTACACTATCAGCCGGATTGGAAGTTATTAATTCTAACTTCACAGCATTTTTTAATGCCTTATGTAAAATTCTATGCGTTTGTAACACAGTCTTAGAATTTAAAGGTTTATTTACATCACCGCGCTGCCGACCAGTATCAATTAAATCATAATAAAAATTTTGTAACTGTAACGGTCTAAGATTATCAATCTCTACATTACCTATTCGAGGATTTATATATTGATTAATATGCCGTTCATATTCAACCCTAGTTGTAAGCTTAAGATTATGCTTACCATACGTTTCAATCCAGTTATCAAGAAATTCTTGAACTAACATACTATTAAGCACCTCTCAAAAGATTATAAATTCGTTCTTTCATATCAAGATTTGGCTTATTCAAATCATAAAGATAAGGACTATCTAAAGCAGGAACAAAATTTATAACATTATGATCAGTACGAATATATATATTTGTATCCTTCCAACTAATACCGGAAGCAACCAAATCTTTACGAAGCCTATAAAAAGTAGGCTTTTTATAAACAGTTTTCACATAAGCTTCACCTCTGGTACTCAACAACGTCCAGAAGGAATATAAAGAACTTACTTTCCTTGTTGAAAACAATTCATTTAATCTATCTAATACCAAATTATCTTTATTAACCAACACAACATTTTTTCTATCTTTTATCACTTTCAAAACCTCACTTTCCCAAATTTTTATAATTTTTTCGATTTGAAAGTCTTTTAAGGTTACTTTGTTTTTTTCAAAAAACTTTGTTGTATTTTGAGCTTGTACACTTTGAATTCCAAATTCATTTACAGCTTTTCTATAAAGCTTATAAATCTCCTTCCTATAAACAGTATTCTTAAAAATCTGTTTAAGTTTACGACTTCTAATTGAAACCTCAATTCTAAGCAATCCATTTGCCAAAGTTAAAAGATTGTCAGCAGCACCCTGACCAACTACCTTTTTAATTTTACTATAATCATGCTCAAGAAATTCTTTTTGCTTATTATAAAATTTAATTACTGTAGTAGCTCCAGGAACCTGCAAACCGTTATTATTATAATGTTTTGCATTACGTCGTGCATACTCAGCATTTTTCAAAGAGTTAATATAATGCTCAACATTATCTTGACTATGTAAATTAAAAGTCAACGTATAATCAACTTGAAGGAGCTCCCAGGCCATAACATCCGGAAGCTTAACTTCCAAAGCATCATAAAGAATCTTTTTCAAACAATTGGCCAACAAAATCAAATTATCAGAACCATAAGCAATATTATATCCAAGCAACACCTTATGAATAGAACAGGTTATCTTAATTGAATTATCCTGATTAATCTTTAAATTTATACTTGAATCATAACTTCCTTTTACAACTCCGGTTGAGAAATTATATAAAACTTCTCCGGTTGAACAATCAACACAGCTATAAATTTTTAGATTCCGCTTTATTTTTTCTATATAAAAAGTCGGAATCACAGGAGTTAAAAAACAAACAGTATCTATCAATTTATCACCCCTTTTTTATCAAAAAGTCTCGTATATGAGACTGTCGTCGGGTAATACTATGTACCCGACGTGCGAAAAATGAAATCTTTTAAAATTTTTTATTTAAAACTATTTAAAAATTGAATTAAATCATATACACTAAGTGCAAACAATATGATTGAAATCATAAATACAATCAAAATAAAAACTAAAAAAATATTCATAACATCACCTATATAACATTTTTCATAAAATTGACTTTTTCAGGAAGCTTATTATCTACTAAAAAAGAATTAATTTCATTCAACAATTTTTCAGTAGATTTAAGATTTAAAGATTTAAATTCATTATAAATATATTGAATTACATTATATTTTTCATCTAAACTATGAGCTAAAAACTTATTATTTTTTATTAAACCTAAATTAGTTTCTTTTAAAGCTTTAATTTCATTCAAAGCTTCATAATAATGATTTTTATAGAATTCTTCTTTTGATTCAATAGGAACAAAACTATCGTTTTGCTCAGTTTGTTTAACTTCAACAATTATTTTAGTTTCCGGTTTCTTTTCTTCCTGCTGCTGGGGGAGAGAAGAAATAATAATTGTTTCCTGTTTTTCATCAAATTCATTTTCAATTTTTCCTGAAAATATTCCAGAAATAACATTTTGGCCAGGAATCTGATTTTTTAACTTTTCAGTATTTTCAATACTTTCAGAGTCCGCACGTGCGGACTTTTTGAATTTAAGTTCTTTCAACTGCTTAACTGTCATATCAGGCTTACACAATAAAAGTTGTTCATTTGTCATAGTAAGCATGACTACAAGTTTCCTAAAAGAATATTTATTATAATATTTTCTACTTACGGAACCATACTGGTCTTCTTTAAAAAATTTATTATAAACATTGATTAAATCATATGTTTTAGTAGATTCATAACCGAATTCATCTAAAGCATAATGCTTAATATTTTTATATTCGGTACCTTCAAGCAAATTCATAAATTGAATTTCAGCAAGATTCATACCTATATAAACATAATTATTACAATTTTCTATTTCATATTTTTTAATTCTATCAGTATAACCTTGAAGCAATTCATTTTTTAAAACAGTCATAATTTACTCCTTTCAAAAAAGTTTACGGCCGATACTTTTTTTAACCAAAATGAGATTTATTTTCATTCAATTTGATATAATCATCAATATTGAATTTGAACATATTAGGGATTTCATCAGAATCATATTTCTGATAATTATATAAATCCTGGTCACGAAGGAAATGAAGCTCTTTAACAGAATTATTCTGAATATCGAATATTTTATAATAGAGCTTTCTATTATCCTTTTTACAAAGTACAAAATAATTAAGCTGAATCCTCAAATTCTTATCAACCATGTCAGGCGTTATTGTAGTTCCAAGAAACAATATATTTCTCTTACAAATAGTATTGAGAAAATATATATAATCTGCCTGCTGCTTGAAGTTCCTGCTATTCAAAAAAAAGTGAACTTCATCAAGTAAAAGAATTTTTGGCTCACGATTAATGGGCATCTGAGTAAGCTCAGTTATTATTGTAAACTCCGAAATATTCATGTTAGTATAAACAGGAATATTAAATTTCTTATGATAATATCCGGCTATAATAACCGATAACAATGTTTTACCGCTACGCTGCAAACCGCTAAAAAGCATTATAGAACCTGCCATTATGACACCTCATATATTTCTATTCTTTTTAATTTATCATTTTTATAACTTAAAGAATATAAATCTAATAATTTTATATTTTTATCATATGAAATATCAATTGCATTATCATAAGCTAAATCATTATCAGAAGCTTCTATTCTATAAGCTTCTCTATTTTCATAAACAGCTATATATATTTTCATATTATTTTTCTTCACTCCTTGTATTCTGACTTGCAATTTTTACACCCTTCAAATGTTCGGCAAGAGAATAACTTTCAAGTGTTTTCCTAAACGAAACCATATTGAAGAAATTCATATTCTTATTACGCTGCTTATAACTTGAATAAGTCATTAGAAATGCCTTTATAGGCATCAAATTATACTTATTTGCCATGAAATCTAATTGAAGGTATACTTTTATCTCCTCATCATTTAAACTAGGGAATAAACTATGTATAGAGGTCACAGGATCAGAATTATTTCCATTAGTAATGAATTCATTGAATTCTCTTTCAAAATCAATCATCTAAAATACCTCCTTAGATAAATCCAGTCTCCTATATCTTCAAAAATACTTCCAAATAAACCTAATAGACTGAAAAATAAAATAGAAAAAATGAAAGGAAATAAAACTAAAGCTAACGGTTTTAATAAACAAATTATTGAATCAAAATCAGAAATAATAGATTCCATTATTAAACACCTGCTTTCATAGAATCAACCAGTTGCTTCATCATTCCAGACATACCATTAACACCTGTTAATGTAATAAGCAGCATTATAAGCATAATGACATAAAAAGCATAATTGATGAAAGTTGAAGCATCCTTCCTATAAAGCTTACTTACAAATACTTTACTAAGCTCATTTACATCACGCTTAAAATCTAAATCTTCATCAGATATATTAAGAATATAATCAGCATTATACTTTTTAAATTCATCTTGCTTAAAAGCAGTTCCAAGCTTTTTATTTAACTCTTTCAGAGTTTTTCTGTAAGTTAATTTATCATTATTAATAACTATAAACATATCATCACCTCATATAATTCTTCTACCACCAGTAAATAAACTAAATAAAAACAATGAAATACGTAATAATACTAAAAAAAATCCAAACACTAAACCTAATGCCATTAAGGCATAAAAATTAGCCATAAATGGATTATCTGTACACTTTGAAAAATAATCAAAGAAGAAATCAAATCCATAGGCAATAGGTAATCCTATTGCCATACCACCTAATATACTTTCCATTTTTTATCCTTTCTTAACTCTTATTTTTCCAAAATCAAATTTTGTATTTATAAGACTTTCAGAAAACCTTAAAACCTTTCTGATTATGTAAAATGCTAAATCAGAAAACACCAGGCAAACAACACAATAAAAAACAAATTCCAATAAAACATCCATAATAGTTACTCCTTAATCCTGAATTTCTCAAAGAGAAAATACAAATTAAAAACTACATATACGGCACATATAAGAGCAACAATTGGCATCAACTCAATTGGTGCTGACTCTGTAACTGTTTCAATAACTTCTACAATTTCAGTTTCCATTATTAGCACCTCTTATAAGCACAAATAGCTGTGCAACCTGGAATCCGATAATTACATAAAGTAAAACTGTATTCATTTTCACACCTCTTTTCATATTTTTTATTGATTTTTTTGTAAAAAAAGGGAGACTAGCTCCCTTTGTATTCATTATCTAAATGCATATTTCAGTGCATTTATAATAATGAATGCCAGGCTTATACCTAATGTGATATACAATACAGGCATAAGTGCGGATAACATAACATTTGTCCAACTGAACATTTCAGCAGGGTCAAAGTTAAATGTTAAAGTTGGTTCTGTTGCAAAAGCTTGTACAGCAAAAGCAGAAAAACCTGTAGTAAAAGCAAATACTTTCTGTGCCGCTGACAATTTACAACGATTAAAAAAATCTTTTTTAGCTAATCTGTTTTTCATGAGAATAACTCCTTTTTTATTTATTTAAAGACCTAAAAAGCTTTTAATAAGCTGTGTAGGTTTCTTTATCAAATTAGAATTTGTTATCATATGCACAAGCTGATAAGCAGCTTTAGCAATTCCTATAAAAATACCTATTTGAGCAATTCTAATTGTCATAAAAAATATTTTTTCTCCGGCTACATACCGAATAGTACCAACATAAGGTGTTATTATTGTTATATAATCAAACGTATTAATATCAGTAACAATAGTAGCCAATACATTTTTTGTTGTAGTAAAACTACTTAAAATACTCCCTAAAACACCTAGAAATTGATTAAAAATATCAATTAAATTAAAAATCATAAAATCACCGTCCTTTTGTATAATCAGTAATTTTTATATTTTTATATGAATCATTTTCATTTTTATCATAAGCAGTTTTAACTGCATTAAAATCTGTAGGAGTATAATGGCTTTCACTTTGATATTTTTCAAATCTTGCTTCTTTATCATTAGCCCTAAGTTGATGCCGTTCAATACCAGAAAAACTATGATAAAGTTTTTGAAGCTGAGTAACTATGTACAAGAAGAAAAAAACTGTAAACATATATTCAAATATCTGTTGTAAAGTAATATTAAAACCACCAACTTTTATATTTTTAATATAATTAAGACCTACCAATAAATTAGGATATGCATTAAATAAAGTAGCATTTGCAGGAATATCCAACAAAGAAACAATAACAGCAAAGAACTTAATTAATATAATTATTACTAAAATTATTAAGTAATAAAAAATATAAAATATATCAAAGAAACCTTTGAAATTGCCCCAGTCCATACCTGGGTCAGCATTTCCAGTCGTAGGATTAGCGGTAAACCAATTTCTTATAAGATTGTATAAGTTTTGAAGTGCTTTTAATATTGAACCTAATATTGGAATTCTAAAAATCCAACCTTCACCGTCAGGAGAAAAAACACCTTCCGGATTATCTACATCAACACCTTCATCAACATTAGAATCTTCTGCAACTCCTGTATTTGGTGTAACAATCACAGTAGTTCTGTCATCATCCTCTTCAACATGAATATTCGTATCTGATGTAGTAGAAGCTTCATTCGCAATAACTCTTTCAGCAGCAGTAGAAGAAACATCTTCCCAAACTGCCGAAGGGTCAATAGTAGTGGCTATAACATCAAAAAAAGAATATTGACCTTGCCAAACATTACTAGGAATATAAACTAAAGAGCCCAACCTACCTAAACACAATAAATCAGACAAATTATAACTTTGAGAATTTAAATAATAATCAGAATTAACAAAATCATAAGTAGAATAATTTTTAATAAAATCAATAAAATTCTTAACAGTCATATCAACATTGCGGGAAATAGAAAAAGATTTTACAACTTTATCATCAAATGTTTTTATTTCACCTTCAAATCTTGTTAATATATCATGAACCAAATAAACCTCTTTACTATTCGATGAAAAATCCATTCGTTTTAAATTGAAAAAATAAAGATTAGATAACCTAATTTGTAAAACATCATTGAAAGAAACATAATCTGGAGACTGATGAACGACTGGATTATATGCATTATAAACAAAACCTAAAAAAACTTCTTTAATAAAATCAGAATTATCATAACGATTAATTGCACTCATAACAGTTTTTCCGTTTTGAAAAAAAATTAAATATCTAACACCTTGTATTTCAGAAAAACCAAAATCTCCAGTATCAATCCTTAAAGAATTTAAAGATTGATATCCTAAATAATTAGCCAATATTTTATAAACACCCAACCCTTGCAATTCTGATGATGTTAAAGCTTCATTGTTAGAAATTTTTGTTTGAAGATTAATCATTTCGGTTTCATATTTACCAAATTGAGTATCTGAAAATGTAGTATTTAACATTGCATTAATATCATAATTACTTAAATTAGTATAATATTTAGCAATTCTTGCTTTTACATCAAGAGACAAAGCTTGCCACAAAACTTGCTTGCTTTGCTTCAACAAATCAATTTCTTCAGCTACTAAATCAGCTAATGGTTTTGAACTATCAACTAGACCTTTTGTTGACTTTATTTGTGTTGTATATAAAGCAACAATAGGAAACAAATATTTACCCATTGCATCCATTGCTGTCGATTCGACTGCATAAACTCTAGCACTTTTTGCCTGAATATGAGTACCTAATGGAGTAATTAAAAATAAGAAAATTGCAAACACCAAACTTATCATTTTTATAATTTGTTTTTTCATATTTTCACCTCAATGTTTTATTTTCCACAATATAATAAATCAAAGTTGATGCTGCTACTGTTCCTATTAGAAAGAACAGAATATAATAAAAATATAAGCTTATTACAATTTTACTTAACATTTTTTAACCTCCAGATGTTTGTTATTCAACTGGTAACCGTTTATAAAACAAACATTTTTTTAATCTATAGAAATCTTTTGAACCTGGATTTTCAAGTAAAAGATAGTATCTTCTGAGCAAACAAAAACCGTTATCGCAACAGTTTGAACATTTTTCTTTAACCATTACTTTTATTGCTATTTTTAAGGGTTCTGAATATATTTCTTTCATAATAGCTCCTTTATATTTTGAAAGAGGAACTATTTTTGAACTATTCCCGATGCCTTTCCTCTTTAAATCTCCTACACCAAAGAAAGCAGCTGCTTTCTTAATCGCCTATTTCGCCTTGCCCACCCGTCAAACCCGGCGGTCTCGCTCCGGCATGGTTTTTTTAAAATATGTAAGTTTTTTTAATTAGTTTTCATAAGGGCTTTTGTAATAATTTAATTTTATGCCTTTATATAGTTAACGCCTGCCTGCTGCGCATGGCAGGCGTTTCTTTATCTATATATAATAAGTGTTCGCCTATTTTGCTTAGTCAAAACCATAGCCTTACCTCGACTTATTTTATTGGTAATAAGTTTTTGTTTTTTTGTTATCGCGAGACTTAGTTTATATATAAGTTATAGGTTATCTTAGTATCTAGGTACTTATTATCTCTTAGGGTGGTCCGCTAGGTTGTCTTTATATTTACATTTTCTTATAACTTACTTTTTCAAATGTAAATGGTTTTTCGCCTTGTTGGCTCACTGCTGTAGCCAATGTTTCGTGCCGGGATACTCCGTTCCCGGCTTGGAAGGTTTCTCTTCGTTGAACCTTTTCGGGCTCTGGGCTTATAGGGCCTAGCCGGCCCTCTTGAACCTTTGGTTCAACCCGGCTTTTGGGATTATTTTTCGTAAAGGTCGCTTAAAAATGGTTTTATGTCTTTAATGTAAGCCATTAATCTAAGATGTTCATCTTTTGATATAAAACCACAGAAAGCCAAAGCAATAATAAAACCTAAATATCTGCCACGACTTTCAAAATCACCATAACCAAAAGCGTATGCACATATTTCTCTGAAATATGCAGAAATATATTTAATCCTTACTGGATCAACTTCATCTAGAAAATTTATATTAATTTCCTCATGTATCATTTTAAAAACTCCTAATTAAAATTTTTATTTTGTAGCAGTAAAGCCATGCTTTTGGCATGGCCATATTGCTATTTTGAAGAGGTGGAAGGAATAACAAAAAGCTCTGGGATTGAACATATGTATGTTAAATCTACTGGCTTTTGTACTATCTGTTTCTTAGCGTTTGTGGTACTAACAAATTTAGCATCGTAAACGCCAGGAACTGAACTTATTTTGCCTGCAAGCTCTAATGGCATAGAGGATTCTACTATTGAGTATCCGCGTTCTTTATCGTCAATTTTTAATGGCTCTAAATCATCATTTAGGATATAAGCGATTTTTAATCCACTTATCAGCTGTTTTGATTGCTTGTCCTCAAAGTTATAGGTTCTTGCGTGTAAAATTATTATTTTTTCCATGGTTTTTTCTCCCTTTTTATTTTTTTATATAAAGCCATTAAGGCCTGATATCCACACTGATTTAACTAACAAAATTAATAAAAGAAATAATGGTATACCAAACACAGGTATTGCAACTAAAAAAAGTATTCTTCCAAGAAAATCATCAAAATCATATATATTTTTCCAGAACAAATCTTTTAAAGATAATTTTCTTACAATAAATTCATCGTTGATTAAAAATTCAGATAAAGCCACTTCTGTATCTCCAATACGGTACGAATACTTAGAAGTTGTATTATCATAACTAAAATTTGTATAAAATACATCTAAACAATTTCTACCTAAATCAACTGAAAAATGTTTTAAATATTTTTCCATTTGGTTTTTCTCCCTTTTTTTAATATCCGGATTTTAAAGGGAATCCGGAAAACCTATTTTATTTGAAAGCTGCTACGGCGTCATTTTCCTTGCAGCTGTCAAAGCATTTTAATTTTTCTTAAAATAACTACAATTCAAACATTCGTATCCAGCATACTGGCATTCTGTTTGACGGTCCTCGTCACATGTATATGTACATTTGTAATTGTCGAAATAGGTTAAAAAATCAATTGATTTATCCATATTTTCAACTCCTATTTTAACAAGTCTTGAAATTTTGCAATTTTAAGCTTAAATTCATCAAGCAGCTGCTGCTTATCTTGAATTTGAAGCTCTAATTCTTTTAAATATTTTTTATATTCAAACTCATTTTGAATATAAAAATCTAAAAAGTTATTTATTTTATCGTTCCAGGTGGAACCTTCAAAATTATTTATCACCTCGAAGGTTTCTTCTGGAATTCGAATTGTCTTTAGTACGTTTCGAGGAGACCGCATATTTTCATCCTTTTAGTTTAATTTTATATACATAAAAATCTTAAATATCTTGAACTAAAATAATTCTAACCTGTCCTTCATCTTTACAAGTCAAAATTAACTCTACCTGTATAAAATCACTATAAGTTGATACAACATATTTATCCACAACAGCATCTTTCAATTCAAAGTTACTTAAAGCTAAATCTTCCAATTCGCCAGAAGGAATTCCTCTTGCATAAACAAAAATCATATTTAAACCTCCTTAGAAGCTTGCAAATTATCTAATTTACTTAAATCTCTTTCTCTCCCTTTAATATTCATTTATTATCAGACATTTCATATTTATCAAACTCTAAATCAAGCCTATTACGATTATATTCGTAAATTATTCCTATTCTATTCTGAGCAACTCTAAACATTGAACTAAGCTCTATTGAATCATGAGTAATAAACATTCTATTGATATTTCCCTGAAGCATACGAAGCTCATTATCTATTTCTTTTCTACTTTTCATTTTCTATCCCTTCTTATTCGAAAATTATTTCTAATAAATGGCCGTCTGCGAAGACATAAGCTGTCTTCTTCTCATTACAGTCATAAAACAAAGCTACAAATATTGCTTGTTGATTTTCTACACCTTCTCTAACTTCTTTTGATATCTTTGTTATTTTTGTCATTCGGTTTTCTCTCCCTTTCGATTTTTTTTATTTTATATTTACAAATTTTGTGTTATAATTGTGTACATGCAAGCATTTTCTTGTGTCGAATTTGTATTCATAATTTATTATACTTGCTAAAAAGCAAAATGTCAACATATTATTTGCTAAAAAGCAAAAATATTTTTAATAATTTTATAGGAGGTTATTTTGGAAATAGGAGACAGAATAAAATTAAAAAGAATTGAAAAATCAATGTCTTTAACAGATTTATCTAATGCAACAAAAATCAACGCAGGAACACTAACCAAATATGAAAAAAATATTAATAAACCTTCAGTAGAGAATTTAATTGCTTTATCGCAAAATTTAAAAATTAGTTTAAATTGGCTTATATTAGGGAAAGAAGAATTATCTAATTTATCAGAGGAAGAAATTAATATTCTTGAAAAATATAAAATCCTTACAGAAAGAAATAAAGGAAAAGTTGAAACTTACATAGATGAAAGAATAGCAGAGCAAGAAAGTAAATACACAAACGACAAAAACTTAGCATAATTAAAAAAGGTAAAATTATATATCTTAAATTTTAACCTCCGGGGGTTTAATAATGCCAGGCTTAAATAAAACTCAAAAAGAGTTTAGAAAACAAATGCAAGCATTAAAGAATATTAAAACATATAAAGAAATGATGAATGAAAATGATAATTTCTATCATAATACAGCCTATGAAATGGAAATACTCGAAAAATACTATAAAAGAAGAAAAAAAAGAAATACTATTATTGCATTTTCAATATTATTTTGTTTAAGTGCTGCTATATATTCTAATTTAGATATTATTAAATCTAAAATATCTGACAATTTTAAAAACAATTTTACACAAAATGAAATCTTAAAAATTTCAAATAATAAAATATATACAAGTAATGAAATTAAACAAAATAAAATTGGTATATACAGTAAAGATTTTGTAAATAACATTGAACTAATTAATTTAAAACAACAAGAAATTTTAAAAGAAAACACAAATATTAATAATATAAATACAAATGAAATAGAAAATCAATTAAAAATCATAAATGATTTAATACAAAATTTTGAAAATTATAAACCTGATGAAATTATTTTTGAACTGCACAATTTAAACATTGAAATATTAAAAAGCATAAAAACAATGTACGAAAATGTAATTTTATATAAAAATAATTTAAACAATATGGAATATTATAAAAATTATGCAGATTCAGTAATAGCTGTAAATTACTACAGACAAAAATACAGAGAAAAATTAATTGAAATTTTCAAAGAAATTAATATGAATTATAAAATACTAAAAAACGGCACAATACACTTTGAATATCCAGAAATATAAAATTAACTCTACTACGAGGTTAACCATTATGAAAGAAATTATATTACTTTTAATTTTAATATTACTTTTTATAGATTATTTTCACAAACAATATAGAATTAAAAGAAGCCAAAAAAAAATATCATACAGAAACAGCAATTCTGTATACGATGATACTGATTATAGCAAATATAAACCATACAAAGAAGTTTATACATATAAAATAATTATTGGATTTCTAATAATATTAATAATTTTAGATATTTTATTTAAATAAAAAATGCCGGGTATATTAAACATCCAGGCATAACTCATCTAAAGTAATTCGTAGAGCATCTGCAAGTTTAATTGTCAACAATATTTTATAGATTTTTCCAAAATATTTAACCAAAATCCGAATTTTTGTATCCATAAAACTCAAAATCCGTTGGTGGCAACACCGTGGGGGTTCAAGTCCCTTCTACGGCACCAAATTTCAACAAAAAAGAGACTTTTAAAATGAGTCTCTTTTT